TTTTTTGAAAAAAAGCAGCCCGAGATTTTTTTATCTCGGGTTTTTTTGTTATATTAGTATAGTAATTAATAAACAAAGCAATAAATGAAAGATATTTTAGAAGTAGTAAAATTGAAATTAGAATTAGAAGAAAAAGCAAAACAGATCTTTGAACAGAATAACTCTAATATAATGGGAGCAACCACTGAGCATGTTATTTCAAGATGGTTGACATATTCAAAGGGTTCTCAGTATTTGTGTATTGGTGGAAATCAAAAATGATTTGATGTCACGTGTGATAAATTTAAAGATACTTATGAGGTTAAGCACACCAATACTACTTCCTCTGCATATCATTATGGGAATTTAGAAAGTAAAGATGCTAAACATATTGTTTTTGTAAAATGGGAATACGGTTCTCTTTTAAATGCAGAGTATGCTTATATATTTCCTAATAATGTAGTTAAAAAGCATTTAAATAAAAGAGGTAAATTTACAATGTCTAATTTACATAAAACATCGCATTTAGCAGAAGACATTACAGAAAGTTTAAATAATTTTATATCAAAATAAAAAGATGACAAAAGAAGACGTAAAAATATTAGTTAATTTATTGACTAATGCAGCAGATGAAATTAAGTATGCAGATTTAGAACACGAAACACAATTCGCATATAACGAAGGAATTGAAGATCTAATAATTCTAGTAGAATCAAAATTAGAAAAATTAGCCGTAAACAAAACGCATATATAGAGTATAATAGTTAAACACATTCTTATGAAAAGTATCTTAGAAGAAGCAAACGAAATTGTAAACAACAGGAGTGAAGAAGCGGATCGTAATTACGGTCCTTTTTCAGAAGGCATGGACAGAGCTGCCCTAATATTTAAAGGTATGACAGGCCATGATGTAAGTGGCGCTGATATGTTTAAAGCATTAGTTGCTCTTAAGTTTTCAAGAGAAAGTTACAATCATAAAAGAGATAATCTCTTAGATGCAGTAGCATACATTCAAGGTTTAGATAATTACGAAAACGGAAAATAAATGAAAGTACAGGTAAGAAGAACCGAGTATCGATATATTGCCGAAGCAACTCCTATCGTAACGCTAGACACTGAAAAATTCCCTAATTATAAAGGAGCAACCGAAGAAGAATTCGTTCAATACTTAGCAGAAAACTATTGGGAGCTGGAAGGAATGGACGAATTAGTAGGAACTGATATCGGGGTAAATGACGAAGAAACTCATAACGCATTAGGAGATTTGGTCTATTCCGAAATGGACGTATATTCTGATTCATCTGAAAAAGGATATGAAGGAGAAATACAAATAGGAGAAGAAGACCAATCATACAGAAAACATGGAGGATTTAACATAAAACACGGATCACAAATATGAAAATAGCATTAGTATTAGCAAAAGGAGTTGAAGGTTGTGGACTCACAAGACACACGATCGAATTTTATAATTGGCTTATAAAAGAAGGCCATGATGCCACGATTTATGCAGCGGTAGAAAAGAAATGGCCTCGCCATAAAACTACAGATATCGTTTGTACTGAATTTAAAAGAAAGGATATTCCTAATATTGCTAAAGAACTTGAAAAGAGCGATGTAGTATATTACACATCATATCCACATAAATCAGTAGGAGATGAATTCAACGAAGACTTTATTGAACATTGTATTTATGGTTTAGAAAATCCTATTAAAATAGGAAACTGCCTAGATCATAACACTGCAAACTTAGCAAAGAATTATAAGTATTGGGAAATCATGAAATCAATGGACGCTATGTTCAACTATTCTGCAAGATCTAATTTTGCAAATAAATTAAGAGAACATGCACCTGATACTCCATTAATTGAAATGAATCTTAATCCTTATGACTATGATGCATGGTCTAATATTGTGGTTCCAGTTGAAGAACAAGAAAGAAGAACCACATACTTCGGAAGATTCGCTGGATTTAAAGATCCTTTTAGAATGTTCGATATTATGGAACTATTGAAAGGTAATAATTTCGTAACAGAATGTAGAGGAGTTGAAAGATCTATTGGAGCTCTTCCTATGTTTTTACAAGAAGATAGAAAAACTCTAAGAGAAGATATCTTTGAAGTTCATGAAATTAAAAACCCTGTTACATATCCACAAGTCGAAGACAGAATGTATATGTATGGGCCTTATAATTTAGCAGAAGGAATGGCAGAACTTGGAAAATCAATGTTTGGTGCAGAATTCTTTAACTTACCAGAAAGACTTTATGGTTCAATGATTGAATACGCAATGTGTGAAGTTATTGCAGCGGGAACTATACCGTTATTTGACAAACACTGGGGAACTCACGTTATTCACAGAACAGAAGGAGTTCCTTTCATAGAACTTGAAGATTTTGCAATCTTCGTAGACAAAGAAGATATTGCAGCTTCTATTCCACAGATTTTAGAATTAGCAAACAATAACGAAAGAAGAGAAGAGTTTAGAAAAAACTCTTTAAGATTAGCTAAATTACACAACGCGCCAGAAGTTGTTAACAATGATCTCTTTGAAGCTATTAACAATGTTAATAAAAGATCAGTAGAAAAACCAGTAGAATTAAAAACAGATTCATTATTTTAAGTAGAATAATAAGTAACATTAAAAAGTAGCGAAAAAATGGCAAACATTGACAACGAATGTAAAGATCTAGAAGTAAAAGATTTTTACGACCAATCAACAACACACTTAGCAGATATCATGGAAAACCAAAAGAAGATGCAAGAGCAGACTTATGGTTTAAACTTTGATGATATGACAATCCGAGAAATTATGGATTTCTGGCACTGTAACACACATGCAGTAGTTGACGAAATTCATGAAATGACAGATGCTCTAGGTGGTATTAAAGACGGAAGCGGTAATGCAGTATGGAAATACTGGAAAAAAGACTTCACTAAGTATGATAAGTTAAAAATTTCTGACATGTCCGAAGGCGACAAAAAAGAATTGTATATGGAATGGGTAGACATTCTACACTTCTTTATTAATTACGCCGCTTCAATTGGGCTAGATGCTAAAACAGCATACAACTACTACTTCGCAAAAGCAGAAGAGAATGTTAACCGTCAGAAAAATAACTATTAATGATATTAGATATTGAACAGAGAGACAGGGATGTTATCATCTCTTACTACGACACCGAAGGTAAAGTAGCATTTAAACAATATCCAATTTCACAGTATCAGAACTGGTATGTATGTAATGATAATGATAAAGGCAGAAGTCTAGATCATAAAAACTGGGATGGCAGATCAGTCAAACTAGGAAGTGCAAGAAGATATAATAAGTTTTCTTTAACTTATTTCTTAGATTCATTACCCGCAAAGGATAAAGAAGAAATCTTTGCATACAATATGCCTAAAACGTATTTTGTCGATATTGAAACTGAAATCATAGATGGCTTTCCAAAAGCTGAAGAAGCTAAAAGTAGAATCCTATCATTTTCTATAATTACACCAGAACATAAAGCTATTGTATTAGGATTGGAAGATATGGATTCTAAAAGCATCCAAAAAATTGAAGACGATACTAATAAGTATTTCAAAGACTTTGATCAGGATTGGGAATTCAAATATCAGAAATTCGAGTCAGAATATGACATGGTCTATACGTTCTTAATGAAGTTCCTACCTAAGTTTCCAATGATGACAGGCTGGAACTTTATTAATTATGATTGGCAGTATATTGTAAACAGATGTAAAAGATTACAAATTGATATTGCTGAAGTTTCTATGACACAATCTTTGGATAGAAATGACAGCAGACCCTTACATATTGGAATTTTAGATTACATGCAATTATATGATAAGTATGATAGAAGTGTAAAGGTAAAAGAATCTAATGCACTTGATTATGTCTCAGGTCAAGTTCTTAATGTTAACAAGATTAAATTTACAGGATCTCTACAGGATTTATATAGGGATGATTTTGTAAAATACATTTACTACAATGTAGTCGATTCCGTATTGGTTTATTATATAGATCAAAAGTTGAAATCGATGGAAGTTCTTTTAACCTTGGCAAACATCACAAAGATGCCTCTATATAAAGCAGCATCGCCAGTGGCAGTTACAGAATCTCTGATTGCACGAAAATTATCAGAAGAAGGTAAACGAATTGGATCTGAAAAGAAGGAAGACAGTGAAAAGAATGCACAATATGCCGGTGCTTATGTAAAAGAACCCATTACTGGATATTATGCAGGTGTAAGTGCATTTGACTTTGCATCACTATATCCTTCTATAATGAGACAATTTAATATTTCACCTGACGCCTTTGTTGAAAAGGTAGCAAAGCATGAAGTCGCTGAGCGAAGAAAGGATAAAGAAGTAATCGTTTGTGAAAACGGAGTAGTTTATAAACAAGAGACTTCAATGTTAAAGAAAATTCTAGGAGATTTATATGATCAGCGTAAAGATTATAAACAAACCTCATACGAATATTTCACTAAAGCCGACAGACTTAAAAAAAGATTAAGATAATCTTTTTGTCTCGAGAGGCAGTCCATTATTCTACATGAATATATAGACTACTAACGAGACCAATCTGTTACCAGTTGGTCTTTTGTAGACTTTAGGAACTAGTTAAAAAATTTAAGAAAACATAATTTATGAAACCATCAATATTTAAAGAAAGAATAGAATACAAACCGTTTGAATACCCAGTATATTATACTGAAGGATGGTTAAAACAAGCACAAGCGTTTTGGTTACATACCGAAATTTCAATGCAAGGCGATGTCAAGGATTGGAATGAAACACTTACAGATTCTGAAAAAAATTTAGTTGGAAATATTCTTTTGGGGTTTGCACAAACTGAATGTGCAGTTTCAGATTATTGGACGGGAATGGTTACTAATTGGTTTCCTAAATGGGAAATCAAACACATGGCAATGTTGTTTGGCTCTCAAGAAACTATTCACGCAACTGCTTATTCTTATTTAAATGAAACGTTAGGTCTTGAAGATTTTGAAGCATTCTTACATGAACCAACAACTGCAGAAAGATTCGATTATTTAATGAATACTGAAGCGGAATATACCCATGAAGATCTTTTAGAAAATCCAACTGCTAGGAAGGACGTTGCTAGATCTTTAGCTATATTCAGTGCATTTGGAGAAGGAGTTGCGTTATACTCTTCTTTTGCAGTTCTTTATTCTTTTCAAATGAGAAATAAGCTTAAGGGAATCGGACAGCAAATGAAATGGTCAGTAAGAGATGAATCTTTGCATTCAAAAATGGGATGTCAACTATTTAATCACATGTGCGAAGAATATAGCGAACTTAGAGACTCGGTTAAATCTGACGTAGAAGAGGCTGCTAAATTGATGGTTGAAATGGAAATCAAATTTATTGATAAGATGTTTGAGATGGGAGATTTAGAAAATCTTAAGAAAGAAGATCTTAAGGAATTTATTAAGAAAAGAGCTAATGAAAAATTAGCAGAACTGGGATACGAGCCGTCTATAGAATACGATAAAGAAAGTGCTTCTAAATTAGACTGGTTTTATCACTTAACTGGAGGACACACTCACACTGATTTCTTCGCAGTAAGACCTACCGATTATTCTAAGGCAGGTGAAAATGAAAACTGGGATGAAGATGATTTATTTTCATAATAGATCCAGGCTAACACAATAAAACAAATATATGATGATAAGAAACTACAGTGACGCACCAAACCCCGAATACAACGAAAAGGGAAGAGAGACAAACTTCGGAGAGACTGAGGGATGGAAATTAGGAGTGGACTTTCCAGTATGGGCTAATACAGAGGTTTATGTAAAAACTGTTTCCAAAGGATATTTACTAGAAGGAGAAACTCCGAAAGATGCATACTGGAGAGTATCAACGACAGTTGCACAAAGACTACAAAAACCAGAGCTAGCTAGTAAGTTTTTTGATTATATGTGGAAAGGATGGTTAAATCTAGCAACTCCGGTATTTTCAAATACAGGTTCAGAAAGAGGGCTACCTATCTCATGTTTTGGTATCGATGTAGCAGACTCAATCCACGATATAGGTTCAAAAAATTTAGAACTAATGCTACTTGCAAAGCATGGTGGTGGAGTCGGTATAGGAGTAAATCAAATAAGACCAGCCGGGGCGGTTATTTCACAAAACGGAACATCAGATGGTGTAGTTCCTTTTATCAAAATATATGATTCTACTATTTTAGCAACTAATCAAGGTTCAGTTAGAAGAGGTGCAGCATCTGTTAATATAGATATAGAACATGATGATTTTTGGGAATGGTTAGAGGTTAGAGAACCTAAAGGAGATGTAAATAGACAATGCTTAAACGTACACCAGTGTATTGTAGTTTCGGATGGTTTTATGCAGAGGATAGAGGCAGGAGATAAAGAAGCTAGAAAAAGATGGGCCGCTGTGATTAGAAAGAGAAGATCTACTGGAGAACCTTATATAATGTTTAAGGGTAATATTAATAGAATGAATCCAGATGCATATAAGCAAAATGGTTTAAAGGTTTATATGACTAACATCTGCTCTGAAATTACCCTGCACACTGATGAAAATCATTCATTTGTATGTTGTTTATCTTCTGTGAATCTTAAAAGATACGAAGAATGGAAAGATACTGATTTAATATATACTGCAACTTACTTTTTAGATGGAGTTCTTCAGGAGTTTATTCATAGAGCGAAATACATGAGAGGCTTTGAAAATGCAGTAAGATCTGCTGAAAAAGGTAGAGCACTAGGTTTAGGAGTTCTCGGATGGCATACTTATTTACAAGATAAGAACATTCCATTTGATTCATTAGGCGCACAATTCGAAACTAGAAAAATATTCTCTCAGATTAAAGTAGAAAGTGAAAGAGCAAGTAGAGATTTAGCAACAGAATTTGGAGAACCACTATGGTGTGTAGGAACTGGAATGAGAAATACACATTTAAGAGCAATAGCTCCTACCGTTTCTAATTCTAAATTAGCTGGAAATGTATCACCTGGCATCGAGCCATGGGCTGCAAACGTATTTACTGAACAAACTGCAAAAGGAACTTTTATCAGAAAGAATCCTGCACTAGAAGATATGTTAACTAAGATCAAGCAAAATAAGAAAACAGTATGGGACAAAATACTAGAAGACGGTGGTTCAGTTCAAGGTGTTGATGTATTAGAAGAATATTGGGTAAAGGAAGGAAGCAGTGATGCTCCGATTAAGCAAACCGCTTATGACAAATTAGCAGATCACGAAAAGGATCTTTATATTTCTGTTAAAGATGTATTTAGAACCTTTAAAGAAATTAATCAAATGGAATTAGTTAAACAAGCTGGTGTAAGACAACAATACATCGATCAGGCAGTTTCATTAAATTTAGCTTTTCCTACACAGGCTGAACCTAAATATATTAATCAAGTTCATTTAGAAGCTTATAAACAGGGGATAAAAACTCTTTATTATATGAGAACAGAATCTGTATTAAGAGGAGACATCGCACAGCGAGCAATGGAAGATTGTTTAGCATGCGATGGATAAGATTAGTTGTGGTTAAGTCCACTTCTTAGGACCGAGATAGTTCTCGGATCGAGGCCAGGAGTTCGCTACTTCCTGGCCTCACTTTTTTTACTGAAACTATTTGTGATTTTTGTGTAGAATAATAAACAAATAAAAATTATACATTCATGAAAATTTCAATCAGTAAGGTCGATTCAAACAACTTCATCGGCTTCGTTAATAGACTTAAAGTAATTGATTCTTTTGTCTATTTTAAATTAAAAGACGGTGTCGTACAGGCATCTGCTTATTTACCACAAAGAGATGCTGTTAAGCATCACAGAATGCCGATTTCTCAAGTTTTTCAAATCGAAGATGGTGAAATCTCTACAGACAAAGAATTAAAGATTGCATTCTTTGACGCTTCTAAAATAACAGATGCATTCAAACAATTTGACTATGATGCTATTTCAGCTGAAATCGAATTCGTTGAAAACGAAGAAGATTGTGTTGCAACTACATTCAAAATCTTTAATGATGAATTAGAAATTACACTTGCATGTTCAGAGCCATCTCTAGGTTATAAAGATCTAACTGATGCACAGATTCAAGGTATCTTTAACACCGAAGCTTCTACTTTTAAATTCGATTTAGATTACACTTCACTTGCAAAGGTAAGAAACCTATTCTCTTTAGATAAAGAAGAAACGTTCTCAATTAATGCAAACGGAAATGGTGTAAAGCTTTTAGGAAAAACCTACAACATGTTAGTAACACCAGATTATGACGGTGAATCAGGAACTAACGTTACATTATTCAAAAAATATCTTAACCTTTTAGATAAAGAAGATTACACTGCCCATGTATTAGATAATAGAGTAGTTCTTAGATCTAATGATTCAGAAACTTTGCTAACGATTGCAACTTGCCAAACAGCAGAGTAATTTATGGATATAAACACACTAATTAACAAGCCCGAAGACGACCTTACACGGGATGAAATGCAAACCTTGGCGGATCACTATCAAACAATGTCCGCCAAGTTTACTGCATACGAACAGGCCGTTAAAGTAACTCTTAACTCGATCTATGGTGCATTTGGTAATAAGTGGTTTCACTTTTTTAATATAGACATTGCAGAATCTATTACACTACAAGGACAGAATGCAATTCTATATTCTGAAAAGATTCTTAATAAATATTTTCAAGAGTTTTGGCCTAAAGATACTATAGTCCACGAGCACTTTAATATTTCTATTAAGAATAAATTAGTAAGACCTTCCGTGGTCTATATAGATACCGATTCATGTTACGTTCAGTTTGAAGAAATGTATGAATCTATTGAATGGTTAGGAGATAATAAGCTACCAATCGATAAGTTTATCATGGAATTATATACGTTTAGAATCAAAGACTATATTACAAAATGTATGGCAAAGTATGCTGAAGTTACGAATACAGACAACTTTTTATATTTCGATTTAGAAACAATTGCATATTCAGGAATATGGTTAGCTAAAAAGAAATATTTACAAGACATTGCATGGGAAGATAAGTTAGAAGTAGACGATAGATACCCTTCTCTTAAGAAGATTAAGACAATCGGCTTTGATACTATTCAATCTTCTACTCCTACACTAGCAAGAAAACATTTGACTGAAGCTCTTAAATTGATTTTATCTGAAAAGCCAACGGCAGAGATGTTAAGTAGATTAGTTTCTTTTCTGAAAACATCAAAGAAAGAATTTAAAATGTCTAATGTTGACGAAATAGCCTTTAATAAAAGAACTAACAATATTGAAAAATACATCGTAGACGATACAATAGAATTTCAGTATGGTTTAAAATGTCCTCCTAATGTCAAGGCAGCAGGATTCTATAATTTCTTAATGAATCAGAATCCAAAATATAAAAACAAATATAAGATGATTGGTAATGGCGAAAAGCTAAAACTATATCATTGTAAACATAACGTATGTGAAATGTATGCATATCAGCCCGGTGCTCATCCTTATGAAATTGCACCACCCGTGGATTACGAAACACAGTTTGAAAAATCTGTAATAGATCCTATCAATAGAGTACTGAATTCAGTAGGTCTTCAAAGGCTAAATAGAAACTTAATATATTCCACATCATTATTCTAAAAATAAACAAAATGGATTTTAAAAGTAAAATAGTAGAGTTGGTTGAACAAACACCTAATAATTATGAATTAGGAGACAAAGTAAGAAAAATGGTTTGGCCTTTAATTTTTAAAGAAAAAACAATTTCAAATGATCCTAAACAAATCAGTATCTTTGACGAAATAGAAGAAAGAAAAAACAATGCTTGATCCAAACACACTTACCGAAGAACAACAAGAATTTGTCGTAAAATACAAAATACTTTACAATAAATTGACTTCTCTTCAAGAAAAAATGGATTCTATAAAAGAAGAATCTAATGTTCTTATTAAAGAACTCGAAACATTAAGAAAAAAAGAAAAAAACATATTTAAAAATGGCAAAAAATAAAGATTTTACATTCGACGATTTAAATAGCGAATTAGCTAATATTAATCCACTAGGCTCCATTATGGAAAGTTCTAACTTTTCAGAGGTGACAGATTGGATTCACACTGGAAATTACCACTTAAACGCATGTGTATCAGGTTCATTATTTAAAGGATGGCCAAATAACAGATCATCATCTATTGCTGGTCCTTCAGGAACTGGTAAAACCTTTTTAATGCTAAACACAGTAAGAGAAGCTATCGATAAAGGTTATAGTGTAATTTACTATGACTCAGAAGCAGCGGTCGATAAAGAGCAAATGGAAAAGTTTGGAATTGATACTTCTAAGGTAAATTATCAACCAACTAACACGGTTCAAGATTTTAGAACTTCTGTAACTACTATTACTAAGAAAATGCAAGAAGCTAAAAGGGCAGGTGGAGAAGTTCCTAAGGTAATGATTATCTTAGATTCAGCTGGTAATTTAGCAACTGCGAAAGAAATAGCAGATGCGGCAAGTGGATCTGATAAATCGGATATGACCAGATCTAAAGTTTTAAAATCTATTTTTAGAATTATAATGACTCCATTAGCAGATCTTAAAATACCTTTCTTATTTACAAACCATACATATCAATCCCAATCATTTATTCCTATGCAAATCGCAGGAGGTGGAACAGGACCACAGTATGCAGCATCTATTGTATTGATGTTAAATAAGGCACAATTAAAAGACGGAGCAGAAAAGGTAGGTATCATAGTCACTGCTAAGCCAGATAAAAATAGATTTGCAAAGCCACATCCAATTAAGTTTCACTTAAACTTTACAGAAGGTATGAATCCTTACGTTGGATTAGAACAGTATGCTACATGGGATATTTGTGGAATTACTAGAGGAAATATTGTAAAAGGAGAAAAGATTCCAAAGGCAACAGCAAGAACATGGATATGTAAACACCTAGACCATACTGTTGCAAATAAAGATTTCTTTTCTGAAATGGTATTTACACAAACCGTCTTAGAACAAATAGAATCACACATTCAACCCTTGTTTAATTACAATACTGAAATTTCTCAAATTGATGTAGAAGAAATGCTAGAAGACAGTGAAGCATAATGAAGTTAAACATAAACAAAATAAACGAAGACAAGCTTCCGATTAAATATATCCTAGGAATACAGGAAGAATTAGAATCTTTTCCTGATGCATTCGACATTATGCATATATTTATAACTAGGGCAGTAAGACAGCCTGACAGACAAAAGGCTTCTTTCACTAAACATGCTCTTAATAAATATTTTGCAAAAGGAAAAGATGAAAATGTAGAATTAGGATTAAACGAAGCAATTGGCATGGGACTAATCGAACAGACCAATTCCAATGAAGGAAAGGAAGCATATAAAATATTAATTAATCCATTCTTATGATAAATCATACTTTTACTAAAACAAAAAGTGATTTAGTGGTAGAATAACTATAAAAAAATAAATATGAAGTTTGGACCCGATTTTGAAAAAATATTCTTTAAGCTATCTCTTCAAAAACCTAAATATCTAGGTAACATTAAAAGAGGATTTTATACCTCTGAAGATATTGACCTAATACACTTTCTTGCTACTAAGTTCTATGATAAGTTTCATGAAACTCCTTCTAACGAGCAAATGAAACTGCTTATTAAGAATGATAAGATTTCAGGAAAGGTTGAAGAGTCTATTATAGATATTGTATATAATGTAGACCTTGACCAATATGACGAAGAATGGTTAACTTCTACAGCCGAAGCATGGATTAAATGGCGTAACTTTGATAATACTCTTATAGATACTATCGAGTATATTAAAACAACTGAAGTAACACCTGATAATGCAGACTCGATCATCTCTAAGGTTAAAACTTTAATTAATGATAGAAACTCTATCGTATTTAACTCTGACCTAGGATTAGACTTCTTTAAACCGGAGGATCACTCTTTCGAAGATGCTGTTAAAGTATCTACAGGATATAACTTTTTAGATCGAGCCCTAAACGGTGGTTATGATAAAGATGGTTCTTTAGTTGTTTATGTAGGTGAACAGAATATCGGTAAATCAATTTACCTTGCTAACGATGCCGCTAATTTTGTAAAGATGGGAACAAACACTGCGGTAATCACTGCAGAAATGTCAGCTATTAAATTTATGAAAAGAATCGGTTCTAATTTACTAAGCATAAATATTTCAGACTACGAAGAAAAATCTAAAAATTCTGATTTGATCAAAAGAAAATTAGAAACAGTAGGAGACGGCTTTACTCCTCCTGGTCAATTATTTGTAAAACAATTTCCAACATCACAGGCGACTGTTCCAGATATTGAAGCATACTTAAAGCAAATTGAAGAAGAAAGAAAAATAAAACTAGGTGCAGTAGTTATTGACTATATTAATATTCTTTCTAATTTCAGAAATCCTAATTCTGAAAACACATATCTTAAGATCAAGCAGATTGCAGAAGATCTTAGGGCAATGGGTGTAAGAAACGGATGGTTAATTGTAACAGCAACACAGATTACAAGAAACGGTTATAATTCAAGTGATATCACAATGACAGATGTTGCAGAATCAGCAGGTCTATCACATACTGCAGATATTATGCTTGGTATTATACAAGATGATATGATGAGAGCTAGTTATGAATACTGGCTTAAAATATTGAAAATACGAGACGGTGAAGGTAGAGGATCAAAATGTAAACTAGGAATTAACTATAATTACATGAGACTTACAGAGACCGATGAAGTTACTAATTCTAACATACACAGCTTATAATTATGAGAACAAAAAGAGATAAAATATTTGACAACACCTTTGAAGACGGCGGAGACTTTGAACTGAATGGAACTATTTCATTTAACCTTAATCCACAATACACCGATAACAGGGACGAAGAAGATAAAATAGAAAGTGAACAAATCAGAAATAAGATTCATGAATTAATAGAGGCTTCAAGATTTAAGAAGTTTAATGAGGTAGATGAATTTCAGCAAATAACTAAACTAAGAAAATTAGACATAAATGAAGTGTATGGGTTTATGTATGACGAACTAAGCACAAAGTTTTCTATAATAGATTTATTTTCAGAACTATGCGATTACTTTAATATCAATCCAACTAAATTTTATTCTTCACTAAGTAACAAATATAAGGAAGCCCTTATTCAAGAACTTGACAAGAAAACAAACGTCTTAAAAAGAAAGAACATAAATAAACTTTTCTAAAAATGATAGAGCCAAAGGTATTAGAGAAACCAGTAAATAGAATCTGGATTCTCGGAGATATGCACCTTGGAGTTCGTTCTAATTCTCTGGAATGGTTACAGACACAGAAAGATTTTTACGAAAACCAATTTATTCCAACACTAAAAAGAGATGTCAAAGAAGGCGACATTTTAGTTCAGGTTGGAGATGCATTCGACAATAGACAAAGTATAAACTTAAGAGTTCTGCACTATGCCGTAGATCTTTTTGAAAGATTAGGTGAAATTTTACCAGTTCATGTTATATGCGGTAACCATGATATATGGGCTAAAAAATCCAATGATGTAAGTTCGATAGATTCTTTAAAGTGGATTCCTAACGTTGCAGTATATAAGGAACCTAGGGAATTTAAATGGGGAGGAAAGAAAGTTCTCTTAATGCCATGGAGAAGAGATTCCACACATGAAGCAGAAACACTTGCACAATTTCCAAATTCAGATATTGTATTTTGCCATTCTGAAGTTTCAGGAGTTTCTTTAAATTCTAAAGTTAAAAACCACCATGGAACAGATACTATTTCTTATAAAAACTATGATGCAGTTTATTCAGGACATATTCATTATAGACAAACTAAAGGAAAGTTAAGATTAGTAGGAACTCCTTACGAATTAACAAGATCTGATTCAGGTAACACCAAGGGCTTTGATATGGTTGATCTAGGAACCATGGAAGAAACCTTTTACGAAAATACTATATCACCTAAGTTCGTAAAGTTTTATCTTACAGGTCTTTATAATGTTTCTCTTGGTGAATTTAAAGATAAGATTAGAAATAATTATGTAGATTTGTATGTTCCTTCTAATATTGCAACAACAAGTGCGCTGTCAAGATTAATAAACAAAATACAAAAAATAGGTAGAAGAATAGAACCAAACATATATGAATTAGATTCTTTCTTAGATAAGGACTTATATGATATGGATGAAATAGAAGATCTCTATAAGAACTATAACATTCTACACCTATGTAATACGTTCGTTGATGGTCTTCCACATGATGACGAAACTAGAGAAAGAGTTAAGACTAGTTTAAAAAACTTGCATGATAAATGTGCATATAATTACGATAACGAAGCATGAAAATCAAATCAATAGAATTTAAAAACTTTGCATCATACGGAAATTCAATTCAAAGGATAGAATTCGAAGATGATAAAGCGGAGTTGCTATTAACTCTTGGTAAAAATGGTCATGGTAAAACTACCATCGCCAATGCAATAGTATATGCATTATATGGTAAAGTTGAAGGTGTTAAGATGGCAGACCTTCCCAATAGAATCAATAAGGAACTATGGGTAAGAATAGAACTTCAATGTAAAGGAACTATAGTAGAAATCGAGAGAGGTTTGATGCCTAATAGATTTAAAGTTCTTTTAAATGGAATTGAATTTGATAAAGCAGGTAAGAAATCAGTTCAGGATTATTTAGAAGAAGAGATATTCGGAATCCCATATCATGTATTTAAAAACATTATAATTTTATCTGTAAATGATTTTAAGTCGTTCTTGACAATGACAAATCATGATAAAAGACAAATCATCGATAAGATGTTTGGATTCTCCATCCTTAATGATATGCAGAAGCAGATTAAAGATGAAAGAAGAGATCTTAAAATAGAATTAGATTCTTATGAAAAAGAATTAAGCCAGCTTAGTGAAAATATAGTTTCAGTTAATATGAAATTAAATCAATTACTAGCAGAAGCTGACACTAAAAACAAAGAAGAAATAGAATCTTTGAAAACTAGTCTTAAAAAATATGATTCTAATAGAATTAAATTAGAAGAAGCAAGCACTAAGGTGTCTGGTATGATATCTTCTAATTCTTCTGACTTACAGGAAAAACAATCTAAATATACTTCACTTAAATATGAGTTAGTAGAATTAAAGAAAAAGCTAGCGCTATATGAAACCGATAAATGTCCAACGTGTGAAGGTGAACTAACCTCTTCTTTTCACCAAGAAAGAAAAAAAGAAATAGAGTCTAAGGCAGAATCTCTTCCTTCTGATATCTTAAAGGCAGAAACAAGGGTGAATGATATTAAAACTAACATTTCAGATTTAAGAATTAAGGACAAGGCAATTAACGATAAAGTGTCTACTATTAATACTAACATTAGAAATTTAAAGAATGAATTAGTAAAGATAAAAGATTCTTTAAATTCTAATAATGATTTTTCACACTTAAAGCAAATCATTGAAGAATTCGAAATACAAGAATCATCAAAGTCAAATTTAAAGGATGAAACTTCTGGTAACTATAATTTCTTAGAAATAATAGAAGAGGTTCTAGGTGAAGATGGCGTTAAGAACCTTGCAATTCAAACTATTTTACCAGGTCTTAATGCTAATATTGCTGCAATGGGTCAGACAATGCACTTACCTTTCCATATAAGATTCGATGAAAAGTTTAATTGTCTTATTAATCATTTAGGAGAAGAGATCAATCCACTTACATTATCAACAGGTGAAAGAAAGAAGGCAGACTTTATTATAATTATTGCTATCATCAAAATACTTAAATTAAGATTTCCACAATTAAATCTTTTATTCTTAGATGAGCTATTATCTTCAGTGGATGCAGATGGAGTCCACAATATTCTTAAAATTCTATCACAAGTTATCAAAGATAGTAAGATTAATACTTTCGTAATTAATCACACGGTTCTTCCCCATGAATTATTTGATAAAAAGATACAAATATATAGAGAAAATGGATTCTCTAAACTCGAGATAGAGGTTATAGAATAAAGATATATAAATCAAATAAAAAGATTTCACTTAAACATGAATAATAAAATCTTAAAATACGATCAGTATTTAAATGAAGCTATGAAAACGGGTTCAATAGAACTTGTAAATCCTTCTCTAAATAAAGCAGCTACGATAATCGCAAGATTTGTAAATAAGAAAACAAAGAAGGACTTTAAAAAGTTTCCATTCGAAATGATAACTGATATGGGTTCTGGAGTAATGTTTTACTCAAGTAAAGGTACAGAGGCATTTATGGTAACTCCCGCTACTGCAAAAAACCCTGGTATTGTAGGTTCTATAATCTATTTCTCAGATGCAGCAGACGCTAAATCTGATTTTTCTATTTCATCTGAAACATTCCCAATCGTTAAATTAGTTGGAGAATTTGTTAGATTAATGGATAAAAAATACGTTGCATCTATACAGGAGTCAATGTTATTAGAAAGAAGAACTAAAAGAGCATTCTCTAAAGAAGAAATTAAAATGATCGAGGCTAAATTAGCAGCTGGAATGGCCGTTAATAAAATAGCAGACGAATTAGAAGTTCCTTATTCTTCAATCATGAATATTAAGAAAGGACAGCAGGTTGCAATAAAGCCTACTGCCGCCGAAACACAAAATGATATGACCCTTAATGATAAGGTTAAATATCTTGAAGAAACAATGGAAGATATTTATGAAATATCTAGAAGAGTGGCTGCAGGTGCATTTAACTCTTTATTTATTTCAGGTAGAGCAGGTACTGGTAAAACATATAATGTAGAAAGAGCAATGAAAGATGAAGGTCTTGTTGACGAAGAAGATTATGTTATGGTTTCAGGTGCAGCATCTGTTATTATGATGTATAAGAAATTCTATCAATATAGAAATAAGACATTAATCTTTGATGACTGTGATGCAGTATTTAGAGATGAAAATGGTAGAAACTTAATGAAAGCCGCCTTAGATACAAAGAAAATAAGAAAAATCTCTTATTTAAAAAAGACTAAAGCAGTATATGATCCTAAAGATGTGAGTCCTGAAGAAGCATTCACATTAGAAGAAAATGGAATTGTTCCTAACTCATTTGAATTTGCAGGAAGAGTAATTTTTATTTCGAATTTAGCAAAAGAAAAGGCAGATCCAGATGGAGCTATCAGGTCTAGATCTATTTTAGTAGATGTAAATCCTGATGATGCAACCTTAATGGAAAGAATGGAAAGGTTATTACCCCATTTAGAACCTACTGAGATGCCACTTAAAGAAAAGGAAGAAATCTACGAATTTATGAAAAACGCAAACGATATTTCTATGAGAACATTCGTTAAAGCAGCTGGTTTAAAAATGTCAGGTTTACCAAACTGGCAAAGAGCAGCGACAAGATACCTATAATAAATGGCTACATATAATCTTAAATACAATACGGACGATTCTATAATTAGACACGTAATCATAGGACTGATAGCAGACTTAAATAATAAAGTATGGTTTCAGAGACAGGTTAGTGCTAATGAAAGAAAAGATATAGATGTCCCTTTTTATTATTCTATAGCCGGAGATGATCAGTTTTTAAGAGACAATTTTTTATTCACAACTCCATCCGGAGAAGATTGTTATCCAGATCCCGGATTCGCAGATGGTAATTATGATGTAATTCCAAGAGGAGTTGCGAGCATAACATCTATTTCTATAGAATCTTCTAAGCTCGTAAATAAAAGAATAATGGGAAATTACTCGAGATTAGATGATGAAGGATCCTTACAGTCTTATTCTTCTGAATTTGAAATGATTCCTATTCTTTTAAATTTTGACATAGAAATATTAGTATCTTCTATGTTAGATTCGCTAAAGATAACAGAAATGATTATAAAAAGACTTTACAAGTCTAATTACTTTAATGTAGAAGTAGGACATCTTGACGAAGGAACATATAGACTACCCTCTTATTATTCTCTTCCAGACGATTACACCGTTGAAAACCCAATAGATTTTAGCTTTGATGACAAAGAAAAATATAAAATAACGTTTCCTATAGAAGTGAATTCATTTATACCTTCTTTCTCAAACACACCTGATGGAAATCCAGGAACAGGAGGTTCAGGTAACGGTAATTTTGATCCTAGTGGAAGTGCTAGTGGAAGTGCATATAGATATGGTTCAGGTGGATCTTCTGAATTTCACGCTGGAAATAGGATGTTTGAAATAAAACAAAAATCAATTACATCTAATAAAGGAGAGGCAAAGGATGAGCAATCACAGGCACAACCTGACAATCCTAACATAATTGATGAAAACGATACAGATATATAGTTAAACAATAAAATTAAACGAATAATAAAATGACAAACATGTTAGCACCTTTCGTAAAAATTGAAGAAAACGTTCAATTCTATTTAAATAATAGAGCTTACGAAATAAAAGAAAACAACATTGAAATTATCGAAAGACCAACTAATAAAGAATTTTTAAACGCAATTTCTGCTTTTGAAAACTTCGATATAGTAGGAAACGATATCAAATGGTATAACAAAGGTTCAAAATTTATTTACAACATTGAAGAAGGAAAGTTCTACAATGGAACATCTGAAATTACTGAATCATTCTCAACATACGTATTAGCCAGCGGACTAGTTAGATATGACAACAAAAATAAAGCTGAATTATTTGAAAGCCTTTCTACTATTGTAGAAAATTTCATGTATTTAGACTTCGCTACCACGTATAAGAAGGGAGGTGTCACTGTTGATTTATTTAAATTAGATGAAAATCTATTTATTTCAAGATTCAACAAAGACACCAAATTAAATAAATTCTTTTCAGCTACCGCTAACGAAGCAGTATCTTATATTAAAGCAGAAACTTCAGAAGACGCTTCAGCTGTAGTAATTGAAATGCTAGAAGGAGAAACTTTAGAACTTGCTAAGAAATCTGAAGAAATTTCAAAGTTTGAAGAAAT